TTTTCGATTTTTCCAAGAATCGAATCATTGTATAATTTTTTAACATAATTAGCGTCACTAATTGCAGAAACTCTATCTTTCTTATATTTAGTTGCTAAATCATTGTAATAGTCTTTTTCTGTTCCACGTTTACGATTGCCATAAACATCTTCATAATGAACTTCTGTCTTTTTATTAAGATAGGGACTATTAGCTGTTTTTCTAGCTTCTATTTCATTTTTAGCAGCGCTTAATCCACCTCTTCGTATTAAAGATTCTTCTTTCTTAAGACCTATACCAGTTATTTCCTGAAGACGGCGTTTATAATGGTGCCATTTCATACCCTTTACACCGTAATGCATGAGTTCGTTCTGGTGATCATAAAAAGCGGCAGAATATTCTTTGAAATCAGTCATATTAAATACCTCCATTTGGAGCGGATACAGGTAATTTTTTTACCTGGTCCATAAGTTTCTCGGCTGTGCCATTTCCTCCCATTCCTCTGTAAGGAACATACAAATAATTATACAAATCCTCATAATCACTTGTAGAAATCCAGCCTTGTTCTAAGTAGTGTTCGCAAAGATACTTTATACGATCATGACCTAATCCCAAAAGCATTTGAAACTTTGCGTCTTTCTTCTCACTAATCTTCTGCATTAGTGACCAGAATCCGTTACTAGCAAAAACTGCACAAATGACTGTCACTGCTAGTTCAATCCAATGTTGCATCGTAGTGTCCTCCTCACATCACCTTAAGATTGATAATGCCTTTCTCTTTCATTTTGATGATTCTGTCTCGATCGACATCACCATCAAGTTTAAGACCTAAAAGAGCAGAGCCACTATCAGCTTCAGTGTCCACTACAACCGATCCTTCAGTTGTAACTTCGGGAAGACCTGTCGCAAAACTTGTAAGTATGGAAATTATGCCGGCTACGATTGAGATTGATATGAGCTGGACCCAATCAACATCTTTTATAGCCATTCCTACCGTTAGCATCGATAACGCAGTCTGAGCCATTGTTCTTAAAGCTCTTATCAAAGCTGCCACGAGCCAATCTTTACCTGTTCGTTTCATACAGATCACCTCCTTATCTCTTTATTTTAGAGCCTATATAGTAACCTGCCGGTATTGTAGCCCACAAAGGCAATATTACAGGGACTAAAACACCAGCAACTGCACCAACTGTAGCACCGGTTTTAGCGTTGTTAAACTGAGCATATGTTAAAGGTTTTTTACCATACTCCTTAAGATACTTAGCGGAGAAACGTTTAGCTCGCTTAGCGGAAGCTACTATCTCACGTTCAGTTCTTGTATGACTCATACGAGAGTATTCCTTACGAAGATCGGCAGAGGTGCTTAACACTCTGTTGAGTATACGATTATCGTAACTCATTACTTTGTCGGTGGCTTCTGAAGCTAATTCTTTAAGAGATTTTCGCTTCTTACCCTCCGGAGTCAGAGTACCATCTGGATTTTGATACCGTCTCACACCCCAGTGCATTCCCCTTACCCCATAGTGGTAAAGTTGTGAATAATTATTAACACCACTCATCACTTTTTATTCTTCTTTTTACCACCGCTAAGTTTAACGCCATATTTTTTCTCAAGTTCTTGTTTTCTAAGTTCTTTCTGAACTTCAAATTCAAGATTCTTCAATTCTTCACGCTGTTTTTCAAGCGCTTCTTGCTTCTGCTGTGCTTTCCTCTCTTTAGCATTAAAATCAAGAATAGTATTTGTAGGAAGGCCCATCTTCGAACGTATAAACTTACCGGCATCACTATTTATAAACCGTATACCATTATTAAGAACGTCTCCATATGATAACATGGTGTCTGCTAATTGTTTTCCTTTACGAAGTTTATTATGATTAAGATCTTTAACATTATCTATAAGACGAATACGATCTATAGCTTTACTTATTTCATCGTTTGAAAACATATCTTGATACTTTAAAATCTGATTAGGATCTTTAAGTATCTCAGAACGCTTTTTATAGAATTTTTCACGCTTTTTAGCTTCTCTAAGTTTAGCACGTTCTACTCGCTTAGCTATTTTTCGTTCTCTCTTGGTAAGATTATTAGATATTCGTTTTTTACCGAGTTCTGTAAGAGTACCATCAGGATTTTGATAACGTCTTACACCCCATTTCATACCAAGAATACCATAATGCATAAGATCAGGTTTATTAATCAAATCAAGATTGCGAATCTCGTCAATGGGTGGTTTGTTAACGAGACCGTAATAATTAATTTCATCAGGCATGGTAACTTACCTCCCACTCTTATTTTGATGAAATGAGGAGCCTCGATTTGAGACTCCTCAGATAATTTGTTACATCATATTCATGGCTTCCATCATCTTCTGACGAACCTGCTCATTTGGAGCATTGTTCATCATTTCCTGTATCTCCATACGGAAATCGCCATGGGTTGAGTAGCCACCACCGTCACGAGATGAATAACGTCCCATAGAATCTCTACGAGCATACGGCCCACGCCCACGAGCGTAAGACATGTCATAGTCATAACTCATACGAGGCATTCTAGGCATGGCTGCCTGACTATAACCATCCATTTCCATCTCTTTATCTTCTATAACCTTACAAAGGTTTTTCAAAGAATGTGCGAGGATGTCTATCTGCTGCAAAGCTGCCATGTCAAGCTTGTCGCGCTTTGCATAACTTTTAAGCTCAGTCATGAGCTTATCTTTTATTTCATATAAATCCTGCATAGCTTTCTCCTCCTTATGCTATTCTATCTATTACCAGATTTCCGTTCTGCACATTAATTACAGAAGTCGGTGTTACAGTCGGATCGTTTGATGCTGATACCGATCTAACAGCTGTTGATAAACAACAACCATTACGAACCTGAATAATAGCAGTACAAGTAACATTACCATACTGATCAACAGCTGCCGGAGTATATATAGCTCTACTTGTAGGGAGAGGTTCGCCTTCAAGTGTAATAGCTAAAGCTATAGGACCTACAGTGCCACCTTCAGGAATAGCAATATTTCCACTAAAAGTTAACTGATATGTGGCATAACATTGGTTGGTAACACCTCTCAGAATAAAAACCCCAGATTCGTCTCTATGTATAACATAGCCTTTACGACAAGGGATAGATGCTGTAAATATCACAGGTCCGTTTAATGATACCTGCTGAACTGCATTAGCAAGATATTCTGCTGCCATGGTATCACCTCCAATTACGCTGCACAGCCGCAACCGCTAAATCCATTACCAGGACAAGTGAAAATAGGCTGAGATCCATAAACCGGAACAGTGCCTACAGGACAATTCTTAAGTCTGTTATACAGAGCATCAACCTCTGTATTCAGATCATTTCTGGTAACTGCCAGATTGAGCTGATTCTGAAGGTTAACATTGTCTCTACGAGCCTGTTCAAGCTGAGTCTTAACATTATCCAGTTCAAGCTGACAAAGCTTATCAAGAACAAGCTGGTTATTCCTGTTCTGATTGTCGATGATGTCACGAGTATTCTGTATACTCTGAGTACGATCAGCACAATTCTCAGTAGCAACAGTATACTTAAGATCTGCAACTGCCAGTTTGTTATCGCAACAATACTGAGCAAACTGAGAACCAAGATTCTGGAAACCATTACTTACTGCAGCCTGAATAGCAGCTAACTGACTGTCGATCTGAACTCCTCTGAAACCAGCGTTCATAGAATCTGCCTGATTCATCCAAGGATAAAGACCATTCATTCCGCCACCACCAAAACCGTTGCCGTTATTTCCCCAACCAAGAAGCAGTAGTAAGATAATCCATGCCCAGTCTCCACCGAACATTCCATTACCCATTCCACCGTTTCCATAGCCATAAGCAGGGGCTACCGGCATGTACATGTTACCATTGGATTCTATCATTTTAGAACCCTCCCTTCATAAAATATTTACATACCTCGACAGTATGTTTCACGATTCTGTGATTTCCATCCATGCTTGAATGGCTAATTCATCAAAGATTGGCTTAAGAGCTGGATTAATGTAATCTATTCCTTCAACCCATCCACCATTTCTGGTAGCGTGACCATATTGAAGTAAGATAGCTACGTTAGCCCAATCTTTTTGGACATTGTAATTAAGAAATCGAAGGGTTATGGTACCTCTTTGCTTGTCTTCCTCGATCTCATAATCCCAAGCCATAGATGTAAATCCGGTGTCTTTAGGGGTGGCTTCTCTTAACGCTAAAACACCATAGTGGCCATATTTATTCAAAAGGTTAAGGTAATCTCTTTTTAAAATATGATTAAAAAACTTCATGGTTTTCGAGAAATTACCTCTATGACTGAAATGTACTACAGAGCTCATAATTTTCACCTCCTATAATGAGAATATAGACTATACATTATTACCATAAAAAGGAGGTATAAATATATGAGTATAGTTATAAGTGAATTATTAAAAGTTATAATTGGTAATATGATCGGAACGGCATTAATGTCGGCGATCAAAAATAACTTTTTAGTATAGGCATCGCCTATACTTTTTCACCCCTTATAATGAGCAATAGGTGCTCATAAACAAAAGAAAAGAGGTAAAAGATATGAGTAAAACAATTAAGAAAATCAAAGACAGTAAGAAAAAAGCAACACTCAGCGTATTAGCTGAGAACATGAATAACGTTGTACAGAATTTGTACAACAACAAAAACGTACTTGAAATAAAGTACGAACCGGAGTATTCATATACTCTGTGTAGAGGTAAGGTCTCACGAGAGACCATAGGGTATAAAGTGAAAATAGTTTATACCGAATAAAGGTTTAGCCCTTCGGGGCTTATACCTTTTACATATATTATTTTTTTTTTTTACATCCCGAACATACCTTTAATACGTTCGGCATTTTGAGCAGCAACATTATAATCGTTCTGATTAATTATACCACGATTCATCATTTGCTGCATTATCTGAGTAGGATTCATACCCATACTAAATAACTGCTGAGCTATTTGCATAGGCTGCATTCCTTGAGTTTTCATTTGTTGTATCATTGTTAGAGGATCATTTGGATTTTGTTGCTGATTTATCTGAGAATATAATTGGTTCGGCATAACTTAATCCTCCTTATCAAATTTTCTGCTAGGTTTTGTATTATTAACAGCTATGACAGGTTTGGTAGCATTAGCCACTATTTCTTTTAACTGCTGTTCAAGCTGAGCAGCAAATTTATCGAAATCTTCTTTTGTGACATAATACTTCTCTTTTTCGGGTTCAGCCGAAACCGTAGATTCCTGAATAACAGGTGACTGACTTTTCCTAAAAGTATAATCAAGTATCTGTATACTTGGATTACCAAAATTATCTACAGACTTGATATAAATTATAGGTTGTTCTTTATCCCAGAGAACAACTGTTCCTCCATATTGTACCGGATATGTATCAACCTGTTGAGGTCCCTGAACCCAAATCATAGGGCTCTGCTGAGGCTGATAATATAAAGGCGGTTGATAAGTGGCCATAATATCTCCTTTCAATCTGGTCTATGCCAGAAATATATAGGTATTTCTTTAGAAGAATCCCAGCTGTCATAGATGACACCATCAATAACGGTAGCTAAGTGTGTGCCAAAGCCCAGGACAAATATTCCATAAGGGTTATCATGACAGAAATCATCAGCAGTATAACAGCTGGGACAATAATCAGGTATAATGTGTTTACTAAAACCATTGGCTCGTAAAACAGCATCGGTCACCTGATTAGAGGAGGACATATCACACATGTTTTTAGAAAATGATGACAAAAGGTCATGAGCTTTATCCCAGTCTAGACCTAAAGCGGCGCATATTGCGCGCACAGCGCAATCACCAACCACACGGCCGCAGGGATTAGGATTGAAATATCTATACATGTGTGATACTCTCCTTTATTACTTTGGTAATGGCGGTATAGAACCAGTAAATATAAATGATTCTAGACCAACTAATTCAAGATCCTTGGCTTTAATCATAGCTACAACCCATAAAGTTTTACCGGTTGTTTCGTTGATCTGGCCAGGCAGATCTTTGTAAAACAGTACCATATTATCACCATCATTGCTATCTTCATACTCCATATAATCAGCTATTATGGAATACAGATAACCGGTTTTAGTTTTAATATAATACTTTTTTCTTTGTTTCTTCGGTGGCTCTTCATTCATAGATTATTCCTCAGTGTTCTCCGCAGGTTCGGCGGGAGTCTGCTGTGTCTGTTCTGCAACAGTGTGAGTAATGTACTCCATCTTACCCTCTACAGTGTCAAGGTTTTCATCAACAACCTTAACCATACAGGTAATAACATCGGGAGCATTCCAATAAATCTTACACAGGTCATGGAACTTAACAAAAGCCGCCTGCTTATTCTCACCATGTTCGGTTTCTACTTTAAAACTGCCGTTAACAACTGAAATTACAGCATATCTCATTTATTTATCCTCCTTTTATGCGTTAAGAATAGCCGTAAGCACCGCGCCTATGGTGGTCTTGCTTACGTTAGTTCCTGCTGTTATCGTAGCGCCACTGGCAATGGAAGTAGTCACTTTGTAGAAGTCACCTTTCCAAATCATGAACTGATTAGCCGTGTACGCTCTTGAAGCTGTATTGCCGTTTTCGATGTAATCAACCATATCAGCATTGTCAGCTTTGGAAGTCTCAAGCACATCTACTTCTGCCTGTACACTGTCAGCTTTGTTTGCCTTATACACCAGATTGATATTCCCCTCCGCACTGACTCTGTTGTACCCCTTAAGCATCTGCACCGCTACGGGGGTGAGGGTGAGCTCGATAGGCTCGGCTAAAGCATAGCAGATGGTCTGTCCATTGACAAAAGCCTTAAATAATGTAGCATCACTATAATCGTTATCTGTAACATAAACGTAACTGTTACCAGTCGAGCCGCCAATTACGTTGTCGAGCGTTGTTGCTTCGTTACCTGTTACAGTGGGATAACATGAGCATAATATATCATCTACTACGCTCGCTGATGCCGCATTTTTCTTTCCGGGTAATACAGCGCGGAAAGAGTGCGACAAGCCCGGTATCAGTGACCATGAGATGTCAGAGCTACCCATGTCAATAATTACGTGTGTTACCGTAGCCGTGCCATTAGTAAAATCAACGCTTCCGCCGTAGACGGTCTGACCGAAAGCTATGGTTGCAGATGATGATTGATAAGGTGAAAATTTTTGCGGTGCTTCACCTTTTGTAAACATCGGGCTTATAACAACATCAATTGTTGTCCCATTAACTATTGTAAATAATATAAAGCAGTTTGCTTCATCCTGTGATAAAGTAAGAGGTGTATTTGTAGTAGGTGTAAAAGTCAACACTGTGCGCCATGTAGTATTCTGCATCACACGCAAGTTCACCCCTGTTTTCAATCCCGATACGCAATATTTTCCCGCTTTATATGTTTTAAGGTTGTCCGTGCCACTTATCGTTGACTGATCTATGCGCAGATTTGCTTCAGCAGTTGCCGTACCTTTAACCCTAAACACTCCCCCACCATAATTCGTTACAGTTATACCATTTAACGTGCTTGTGGGCAATTTGGGTTCAAGTAAATTTCCCTCTGACTTAACGCTTGTGTCTGTCCTGCCGCTTATGGGGCAAATGTTGGAATAGGGGGCAAAGGTGGCATCGGATACGGTGGCAAGGCGAATCATGGGCTTATATAACAAACCGCCACTCGGACAGGTGTAACCACTGTTTATACGGATATTATAATAAGCTGATAATGTTTCGCTGATAGTAAACGTACTACCAGTGCCTCTATCATCATTTATGCCGCTTATATTATTACCGCCAATAGCATCTCGTATGGTTGCCGAATAAGTGTCAAAAGTGCCGCTTGTCGGACAGCCATTCATTACATAAGTATTAGCAGGAATTGTAAACGGTATACCAAGCCATGCTGTTTGTGTAAATGTTCCAGTTATTTTAAAACCTGTTATATCATCATCGGAATCGGTTAATATTTCAATCTGTCCACCCTGTATTGTATAGACATTACCGCTCCACGTCCCCCATGTATTTGCCGCTTTCACGCTTGCTACTGTCATCGGCAGTTTATTCTTTCCTGCTCCACCCACCCACGGATTATCATAACCATGCAAGTCCTGTATAGGCTCAAGATTTACTGTAAGAGATTTTGCAGGCAGGGGTAAACTGTCACTTATCACTATAGGATTGCCGGAAACACTCTTCTCTTCCTCTATAGCACTCTCTATCATGTCTACTCGATCTTCAAGATCTTGAACTGCATCAGACATAATTGCAAAATATCCAGAAAGGGTAGCGAGATCTTCTTCGACAAACTTAATTGCAGTTGTGAGATCTACTTCGCTTACTATAGACGGATCCCATGCTGCTCCTGCTGCATGATTACTTGTAAATTTGTATAAGCTGTTCTGATAAATAACATAATCGCCTTTTGAATATACTGTAGCAGCATCAAACTGACTACCGATCATGACTTCTATATCGGAAATTGTATTATTAATTTCTGTATTAACAGCATTAATAATTTCTTCGACTGTGGTCGTATTTACTTCAAGATTTGACCAAGGATTTCCAGCCGTATGAGCTGATGCGAACGTATAAAGATCATCTGCATACCATACTATATCACCTACAGCATATGCTTCATCTTCGTCAAACTCGTCGGCGATCATATCTGCTACTTTATAAATAGCGTCATATATAGCTGCTACATCTACGAAAGCTGAAGTAACGTCGAACTTAAGAACTGGTGTTTCATCAGTTCCAACATTAGCTACGGCTACATTTGTTCCAGCAGGATATACCTTACCGGAACCGTCTACAAATCTATCATCTGTTGTGAACTGTTCTAACATGTTGTAAGTCCAACCAACCATATCTTCAGTAAGAGTTGAAGGAAGCTCGCTGAACTCTATAGAACCATGAAATACATAAGCACCTTTAGTTTTAGATTTCCAATCATCTAAAGCAGCTTTGAGCTGGAGAAGGAGTACCTCGATACGACTTTCCGGAAATCCGGTATACTCTTCACCATTAATCATACTTAAAAGGATGGCCTCATCTCTACTTTCCGGAAAAATATCAGGCATTTGTCCGTACCTCCTTATTCAAATAGTTCTTTGTTAAGTTTATATGCAACCCAAGCGTCAAGAAGGGCTGACACATTATCTATCTTCTCCTCATATCGCTTCTTGAGAAGCTTTCTGTTACCATTTGTATCTTCAAGGGTAACAGCATTACCCATTGCAAATTGCATAAGTGATTGATCAAATATAAGTTTGCGATCTTCTGCTAAATCTTTTAATTCTCCTAAAGGAACAGACTCTGTTTTAACACCTTGAGGAACTTTTTCTACGCCAAATTCGCTATTCTCAGTAATCCAACGTTGAACAAAATCTTTAGCATTGTAAGGATCATATCCAAAACATTCTACAGTATATTCATTATCTTCTATATACTGCATAAGATCTTCGTAAACATCTATCATATCAAGAACTGTGCAATCTAATACAACGAGACTATCTTCAGCCATAAATTCCTCATATTTCTGACGTGCAGCTGAAGGTAATCTTGCAAATGTCCTGCTAGAAATATAAGATCTGGCTTTAACACCAAAATCTCCTCTATCAAGAGGGAATAAAAACGTAAAAGCACAGAAGTCGTCACCTTGCGATAAATCTGCGCCCATAGCACAAGACATTTTCCAAAAATCATGCTTCTTGTGCGGTATAGTTTCATTATACGTAAAGAAGTACGTATAACCCTCCATTGGTATACCAAATCTTTTTGCTAAGATATCATTTCTTGCCGCAGGAACATTTTCTGCTCTTTCTACATCTAACAAATAAGTCTCATAACTTACTGTTTGACCTAGATTAGGATTGGCTTTTAACCATATCTGAGGGTCATACTTTCCTTCTTCTACTTCTTTAACATCGTCTAATCTGTAATACCAGATCGAAATGTGAGGCGCATAATATTGCCCCTTTAAGATGTCAAGAAGCTCCATCTTTATGCTATCGCCAGAACCGTTTCTTACTGTTCCTTCAGATGACATAGCCACTATCAAGTAATCGTCCATTTTGGACGCTCCTTGCTCTATTGCGCCTATAACATCTTCTTTAATATCTCCCGAAAGCCACTCGTCAACTGTAGAATACTTAGGTCGCAATCCCTGTAACTTGTCAATTGACATAGGACGAATCTCGAGTAAAGAACCGGTAATGAAATTCTCGATACCCTTTTTTGTAGGGCTTAACTTCATCCTATTTGCTTTGCTTCCGGTTGTGTTTTGAAGTGAACCTTCTGTAAGAAATTTAAATAGCGGACCTCTTGCCCTAGCTATAGCGGTTCTTATTGGCGATAGGATCTCTTCCGCCTGCCTCATTGTAGGTGCCGTCGTGATTTGATGGGTAGTAGATGTGTCTATGTTTAATCCATAGTTTTGAATTGTGCTACCGTACATTGATTTAGCGGCGCCTCGGGCGACGATAAGATACTGTTTCTTTGTAAGCCTATGTTTTACTCTTTTAGTCGTATAATGACCAGGCTTACCATCTTTACCTCTTATAAAAACTTTTTCATCTGTGAAGTAATACCAGCCCCATATCTCTTCGGCCCATAATTTGAACGAATCTAACAAATATAAGTCTGAGCCGTCAGTAAGGGTTAACTCTCTTTCACAGAACTTGACCCAACCTTCAACGGCTTGATCGTCATACCAATATCTTGGATCTTCTATCAAAGCATCTATTCGCTGCATTTCAAGAGAGATCATCTCACATACTGGTATTTCTCCTCTTATTACTTGATCTCTGAATCGTCCATAATATTTGGGGGTGGCTCGATTCGATAGCATAGTATCACCTCTTTACGTTGTATGATGCATGGGCCATTTATCGGCTTCCACTCTTATCCTCCAAAGAAGCTCTTCAGCTTTCTTATGTTGAGCATCCAGAACAAACGAATTCTGAGGTGGATCGAACAAAGTCCTAAGACTAAGATACGTATAACTCTTAACCATATTAAGAGCAGCGTCTTCATTACCTATAAAATCCTCCCATTCTGAAGTTTCTGGATTAGTCAAGTCTAATTGGAATGGCTCTTCACCCACGCCGACCTGATATAGCTCTGCGAGACAGGTATTAATATGTATTATTAAATCTGTATCGAAAGCTTTGTAGTCCGGTTCCATACCGAGCATTAATTTCATGCTTGCAAGAATGCCTGTAGTATTAACTGTAGGCTGTTCTTCTTCGGTTACAGTCCCTTCTGTTGTAGTATTAGGCTCAGACATTTGTCTTACACCTTCTAGATTTGTCATCAAGATCTGGATCTTCCTGGAAAGTCATAAGATAAGTCTTCATAGCGAAACCTCTTGTCTTATCCGGAAGCTCAACATTATACCAGATGTCATCAAATTCGCTTATGATCCTGACTTCGTCACCGCGGTTAAGCATTCTTATTATTTCGCCTTCAGGATACTTCCTGATACGCAGCTTATCCACCTTAACAACTTTAGCAAGCATGTTTGTTCCTATCTCACGCTCATATGCTATAGGATCTTCAACATTTTTGTAAGAGGGAGTAACGTCCTGCTCTTCAAGCTGCCTGTTTTCTCTCATAAATCTCTTATGATCTTTCTCTTTCTTATACTCTTTAGCCTCTTCAGGATTATCGAGGTTAATCTGTTTAAAACTCATAATCTATCTCCTTTCCATGGACATGTATCATTTGGTCTTCGTTCTACGAAGTTTGTTTTTACTAACAAATTCTCATCTCCATAATGAATAGCATTATGAGTAGCATGAGAACAACATATTAAATACTTTGGATCAAATAATTCTGGGCCACCATCCTCTATTTCATCGAGAGTAATTGGATTCATATGATGAACTATGATCTTATCTAAGATAGATCTATCTTCTATGCCTAAATCACAACCATTGTCTCGAAGTATTACTTCTCTTCTAGCATCTCTCCATTCTTTAGACTTATAGAACGCTTGATTGAAGACTCTATCCCAACCGAAAGTATCTTCTCCGACTCTACCACCCATCTTAAGATATCTGAAACGATCCTCAAAAGTTGGTAAGAGAATTAACTGATGATAAGTCTTTTTCAATAATCATCATCCTCGTCTTCGTCGTTTATTTGACCGGTATAGATCTTCATTGCTTGAACTGCATCTGAATATATCTTCTCGGTTTGTTCTGCAGAACGTATAGCATGTTCTCTAGTCTTAAGAAGAGCTGTTTCTTTCTCAAGTTTTTCTCTTTCGAGACGAGTTTTCTCGGTTCCCATCTTGAGAAAGTGAGTAATAACTGAGGGTGAGGCCGATCCGTCTTCTAACTGACTTAATGCCAATGCAAAAGAAGCATCAATACATCGTTGTTCAGCTATTTCCGGATTCGGAGCTGGCCGTTTTGTTCTGGTGGCTGTACGTGCCATATAATTCACTCCTTTCTATTTCGTCCTTGATACGTAATACTTCATATGCGTATCCAGAATATCCATGATTATTGTATTTATACAAAGCAGTTCCCTCTCCCATATTGTAACACATAAGGGCTAGGCCAGGATCCTTATAACGCGTTAGCAATTCTGCTAACAAATCTGCTCCTACTTGTAAGTTGCTGTATGGATCCCAAATATCAGTTATGCCTAGCCTACTTATGCGCTCCACATGACAAGAAGGTATTATCTGCATGAGCCCAATTGCACCAGATCCGTTTACATCTGGTTGATAGTGTGACTCTTTTTGAGCCACGGCTAATATAAGTGAAGGTTCTATTGAGTATTGCTCTGCTATTTGAAAGGCCCAAAGGTAAATCTTTGTTTTCATACGTTCCTCTGGACTTAAATCGTCTTCAAGATGCTTCAAACGAATCGGTTCTGGAAGGGTAACTCCAACATTTGGTAATTCTACTGATACTTTATCAACAGAATAAGTAATATCGCTCATCAACCAATCCTTTCTTAATACAGTATCTTCAACTAATTGACAAAAAATCCAAAAACCGATAATACATGTGACGACTATGCGTATCATAGCCAAACTTATAGAGACTATGAGACGACTTATCTTGTGATTATACATACTTGAACCTTCTTTCAAATATTATCAAACTAGTTTTGGTTAAGATGACAAAACTTTATACCTACTTTTAAAGGGCGTCGCAGGGGCCTTTTTCAGGGGCCACCATCCCGATATAGCCCCCGCGGAATATCACCCTAGCCAAAGCCAATTTACCTATTACTCCCCCCGGAGAAAAAATAAAG